ACCTAAAAACGTTACAGAACTTTCAGTGTCGATTTCCAACATTCCATTATCAAATTTACAATTCTCAAAAACAATCCCATCATCACCAATACGAGACTTTGTTATCGCCATTGTTGCAAGTTTTGCTTCTTTTTGTTGAAGTGTTTTAGCAACCGTTATAATAACGTGACCAACTTGAGCCTTCTTAATTGAACCCCCCATTTGATCGGTGGTTACAACTTCGGCTGAAATCCCCGCTCTACCAGTTTGGGTTGCCGCCCATCCTACCAAGTTTAATTCGTGACACATGGATTCAAATCCTCTAATAACTGTCCCCTCAGATTTCCATTCATCACCCAAGTTTTTGTCGGGTAATACACAATCGATATAATCCAAGGTTACCATATCCAGTTTAATACCATCGGCAATCATCTTCCTAATGATATTTTTTATTTGTCCCATTGTCAATGAATCTGAAGATAATTTTTGAAGAATCAATTGATTTGGCATTGTCGACTTAATCTCATCAACCTTCTTCCCAACACCCGTCGGAGCAAGAATAACACCAATCTCACCTTTAGCCAAACCCCCCTTTAACAACCGATCAATACCTGAAATACCCATTGGTATTGGATGACGATAATCTTCATTTAATACATCGTCCAAATTGGAAAATACATTGGTCAAACCCTCTTCTCTTTCACCAACTTGTAATGCACTTCTCACCAACCCTTCAACCTTATCATAATTCTCAAACTCACCACCATCGATGATTTTTTGAGCGTTATTCATAGCCTTTTGTAACTCTTGTTGTTTACAGAATTTTGTCGCTTTTTCTTGAACAAACTCAGCACCCTCAATGGTAACTTCCTTAACATTTTTAATCGTATCCAATACGATTTTTGATGCTGATTCTTGTTGTAATTCAGCTTTGGTAATTTGTTCTAATGTATCAAAAGTTGGAACATGTTCATATTTCGAATAATATTCCTTAATCATCTGAATGATTAACTTAAAATACTTATTTTCAAAATAATTTACACTTATAACATCAATGATTGATCTTGCGAAGTTCTTATCAAGTACCAATTGGTTTAATAATTGTAACTGAAATCCACTACCCAAATATTCGAAATTTTTATTTTTACTCATGTTTTTTTTGATGTTATGTTAACAATAAATATTACGCAACTAAGGTTACATTACCAAATTCGTATGTTAAATTTTCAGTTGAAAATAGGTCAGTTAATTCCAATAAAAAATTCTTCAATAATGGTCTAACATCAACAGTATATCTAATTTTTGGTGGATATACCTTAGCATCAATTTCTCTATGGAAAATCGTTCTATCACCTTGTTTGATGAAGATTTTAATTGATTCATCACCTTCAGTATTTGACGTTTCCATAACATTTGGATTATTCATTATTTCATACATACTATCCAACATATATGTTGCAGTTTTAATTCTTAACTGATTCTCCAATCTAGTCTTAAATGTTGATACCAAATCATATAATTCAACAGAATTCTTCGCATTATTATTGAATTCTCTTACGTTAAAAAATCTTTGAACAATGATGTTATCATTTATTTTCATCATAAATTCCAATTTAGTTAATTCGTTCTCTCTCATGATTTTTACTTTTTATATTTACGTTTTTCTTTTCTTGTTAATTTCAAAAATGGTGTTAAAAAATTCACCCAATTGTTGTCTCCTTTCGGAAGGAACTTGAAGAACCCATCTTCCATCATCATCCTGATTACGTTCCTGTGACCTCGACCATCCGGGTCTAAGGTTTCTGAATAATATTCCTTTACTATTTCTTTTCCATCTTCTGTTATTAAGGGGTTAGACAAATCTACTATCTGTTCATTCACTTCATATAATTCTTTTCCAAAGATACCACTTTTTGATCTACCAGACAAGATATTGTGTAAAATTTTATTGTCCTTGTCATTTTTATGTAATTCTTCAGCTCTTAATAAAATATCGTTAACACTAACTTCATTTTCAAGTATCTCAGGAAATAATTTCATAATCGTCTTTTCACCAAGGAAATACACACCATCAATATTGTCCGACTTATCACCAGCAATAACCTTATACGTCTTTATATTATAATGGGGAATCTCAATATCCTTTAACTTAATCTTATCACCCTTCTTATAATATTGCCTCATATCAGGCAAATACACCCTAACATTATCCGATATTAATTGGGTTAAATCACGATCTCCAGAAAATATGGTCTTATCTTCATCAGGAGAAATTTGACAATAATACGCAATCAAGTCGTCACCCTCGTTATCATCAACGATAATCTGACGAATGAATAATTCCTCCAAATATAACTTAACCCTCTGTTTTTGTTCCGAAATTGAATTTGATTTCTCTTCACTGAACGTCGTTTTCCTGTTTTCCTTATACTGGGGGTATAATATTTTCCTTGCAGTTGAATTATTTTCACCATCCCACACAACAACGACCTTATCGAAATTTTCAGTGTCTATAAACCTACGAAGGGTGTTTATAAAATGCCAAACACCTCCAACATGTTTACCGTTGTGGAAGAAGTCTTTGACACCATAACACCCTATTGTTAATAAGTTATTACCGTCAACTAATAACGTTTTTATCATTTAATTTTTAATTATTCGATTCAACAATAATAATAATATAAGAATATATTATTAAAAAATCAAATGTTTTTTATTCTGTTAGATTGTTATTGGATGGATTGTTGGTTTTGTTATAACGATTCAAAAACTTCTCCTCGTATCGTTCAGTCCATGTGATAATTCCGTTAATATATAATTCATAAACTTCATCATCAGTTACTCTAGGTACTTCACGGATTTTATATATTAAACCCCTTTCCCTACAAAAGATTTCGGCAGTCAAACGTTTCGTATCAACCTTGTCGGAACCCCATAAGTTCTTCGGTTTACATTCAATCATATATTTATCCTCCAATATGAAATCTGGTACATAATTACTGGTCTTCCCCTGATATTCATAAGTCATGCGATATTCACTAGATTCACCATTCTTCCATTTAATATCATATTTCTCAATAACATTAATCATATATGATAATTCCAACAAACTCCTAAAATACCAACCCTTATACCATCCCGACCATCCGTTACCAGACCCATATGGGGGTGTTTTACCATACCAGTAGTTGTCTTCACCGCGGCGAGCTTTTTTCTTAGCACATTCACGATTCATTTCATCCGCAATTTCAACCCCATATTTCTCGACCCAAACGGAATAATATGATTTACCCTTCATTGGTGAATTTTCTCTCATCCAATCACTCAAAAATTTACGATACTCTTCCGATTTAATTTTTTCATAGTGTTGTTTCCGTTTTTCACTGTTGTTCGAAGTTTCAATCATTTTTTCCATAGATTCTTTTGTATGTTTCTTACCAAAAAAAGGATTTTTTTCACCCTTCTTCACACAAGAAGAACATACTCCAGGATTTTTAGAATTTTTTAACGCTGAACTATATGAATACCTTCGTGTAAAGTTAATAATTTTTCCACATTCTTTACAGTTAATATAACAAGGTTGATCCCACTTTTCAGCATCTTTACAATGGTATCTGTTTTCTCCCATTTTCTACATATTCTTTTAACAATTTATTAATTAGGGAAGAAATGTTGATTGCTCTATCCTTAAAATAACCAGGTAGTTCGGGATCAATTGAAATCCCAATTTTAACCTTTTTTTTCTCGTCGTCAATTTTTTTTCTTCCCATATATTATATAAATAGTCTAAAGTTTAGTAAAAGTATAAAAAATATGATTTTTTTTTTATTAATTTTCATCCGAATCCATTGAAGCGGTTTCAGTTAATGTAAAATCAGCACTTCCCATTTTTTCAACCCAATATCCCGCATATTCTTCTTTATACTTATCCAACGCTTCTTTCGTATCCGGAATAAACCCATTATGAACTGCAATAATTTTACAGTCTTTATAACCCAATCCATTTACGTGGTTTTTAAGTATTGATATTTTTGTCCTAATAGCAAATGCTATTTTTCTTTTATTTTTAGTTGCGTCAATATGGTTAATACCCGCCTTTTTTTGATTTCCAAATAAAAACACTAACGAAGAAGCCAACCATATCGCCTCACCACCCTTAGGACGAATCTCTGGTTGTCCCATAGGGGAATCTGGGAGTTCTATCCAAGGTTGGTTAACTACAACTAATGTATTATAATAGGGGAAGTCTTCTTTTTTAGATCTTGTAATACGTGAATGAATCCCCATCCCTATTTTATCAGCTAAAACTTTAGCATTATGCATTCCCCCACCTTTACCTTCAAAAGTCATAAAACAAGGAATTGATCCAATAGAGTCCCATAAGAATAGTAGGTTATACGGAATATCACCCTTTTCTTGAGCGTCAAGGATATCATTTATAAAGTCGGTTGCTTGTTCAATATAATCAAACGAGTCATTAAAGATAAACTGACCATCCCATTCCCCATCTTCATTTTGTTCCGCTTGAAGTCCTAACTCAACTGCGTGAGACCAGGACCATTTCTTTTCCGTTATAATAAACACTGGTAGATGACCTTTTTTTTGTGCGTCGGCCGCCGCTAAAACCATTGCAGTCGATTTTCCTGCATTTGAATGCCCCAAGAGCATATTTAAACCCCCCATTATTGGTCCTGGTAACCCACAAGCTTCCATGAACGCTTCACCACAATTATAATACGCTTCAGGTTTATACTTTGTTTTTGTTGAGAATTTCTTTTTGATATCCTCGAAATTAAATTCTTTCTTTTTTAATGCCATGATTAATTATTTTTTATAATAGTAAAAAAAAGGTAGTGATATTTCAACCACTACCTTATATAATCTTAATTAGAATGGTAATTCTTCTTCAGGTTCATCATTTGCTTGTGGATCAACATAAGTTTCAGTTGTTGTCTCCTTTTTTGTTGTACCTCCGAATGATTCAGTTGATGTTGTTGAATCACCATAAACATATTTTCCTTGTTCAGAATCCCATCTTGGAGTCTCACCTCTTGCAATTGCTTCAAGATATTCAACAGGTTTTTTTGAATAAACATCTCTCCAAGTCGTTTCGTCGTTTGCCCATGTTGTTGATGTTTCCGTGATATCATGAAGTGGTGCCGGATCTTCATACATAACAGTTTGAATAACCGTATATTCACCTCCTTTTGGACTCTTAGCCGTCGCCAATTCTAAGATAATATCTCTACCATTGTTTACGTCGGTAATATCACCTTTTGAACGGAATAAAGGGATGATTTTGTCCAATACTCCTTCATTTTTGTAGTTGTGTTTGAATCTCCAGAATTTTGGCCCATCTTGTTCATTATCTCTATCAATAACTTTAACAACGTAGAATTTTCTTGTTCTATATTGTTCAGCTAATTTCTTGTCTGAATCTTTACCAGTACTTCTTAAATCTTCATAAACCTCGTTTAATGGTGAACGTTCGTTATCATTCTTTTCAGGATCATAGAATTTTTGTGTTTTACCATCCAAATAAATTTCATGGAACCATGCCTCTTTGAATGGTGAAGAACCATCATTCGTTGGTAGAATTCTTAATCTTTTTTGTCCTTGCTTTTCACCTTTTGGTAGGATTGCCGCAAAATATCTTTTTAATCTGTCTTCTTGGGACATTTTATTCCCAGTTGAATTTCCGTTTTGTTTTGTTTTCTCATATTGAGATAACACTGAATCTAATACATTTGTCGTCGCCATATTTTATAATTATTAATTGTTTAGGTAAAGATAAGTGAGAATAACCAGTTTGTCAAATAATATTAAATAAAAAAGGTCAAGTTTTTTTGACCTGACCTTTTAATGTTTTGATTGTTAATTAAATATAATATTTCTCATACTTTTCCATAACCCCATCAACGATTTCATATAAGTGATTGGTGTCTAATATGTATTCATCATCTTCATTAATTGTATTGTATCCATAAAACTCAGTGGTTTGGTTTTCCTCATCCCAATCACCGTTTTCATCAAGACCATAAACCGCAACTTCGTAACCATCTTTTAAGAGATAATACATATTTCTTAATGTTTCACCATCATTATAAAGAGTGATTTCTTCAACATCGATCTCATTTAAGTCAAACGAACCATTAATCTCAATGAAATCAGTAATAGTTTTAATCATATTTTCACGAGTTAAGAAATTATAACCCTTCATAAATTTTCTAAGTGAATCATAACCACCAACCGCATCTGACGCCGATATAATTCCTCGTCGATTAATTAACCCCAATAATTTCTCTTGTCTATTAATAGGTGTTTCTTTAACCTCTTTAATCACTCGTTTCACAATAAATTATTTAACATTTATAATCCCATCTTCATCTTCAAAATCTCTAAACGATTTTTTAATATCACCAGCCGAATAATCTTCAACTTCATCTTGAGTTAATATATATTCATCTTTTCCAGTCTTTTCGAACTTTTCTTGGTTATCAATAAAAAAATCACTTAGTTTTTGGTTGAATGGTCCAGAATCAAGACTTCTTAATTCCAACTTTTCTTCAGGTGTTTTTGTTCTATATTTCTCAATCTTTGTCTCCAAATCATTTAACTTGCTAACGATTCCATCCATTTCACTCAACTTTGATTCCAAGTTATTTAAGTGATTGAATAGTGTCTCAAAATATTCTTCTTGTTTTTGTTCAACATTTTTTTGTGTCTTAACCAAGTCTGTAATATCCAACTCTTCTTTATTTTCTTCATCACCAACCTTTTCAACTTCAGGATCTGACGCAACATCAACAGGTTGAGCCGGTGCTGGTGGTGGAGTTGCGGTCGCATCTGCCGGTGTTGCCATTGCTGGGTCAACAGGTGGTGCTAATGCATCATCTGCCGGTGGTAAAGTGGGGTCAGCCATCGGATCTTCCGCCGGAGGTGCCGGTAACGCTTGCTCATTAATGTATTTATTAATTGAGTTGTATCTCGCAATTTCTTCTAATATTTTCTTATCGATTCCCATCTTTTAATTAACCGTTTAATAATTGTTTTATTCCCGTTGTTGTTTCAACTTGGATTTTTTTTGAGGTATTCATTGTGTTATCAACTCGTTCAATTAAACCATCCTTCATTCTAATAGTATAACATGTTCCAGTATCTAAGTCACATACTTCTTTATAACCGTTACCGGCATCCTTTTCAGTGTGACGGGTATTTTTACCCAAATAGTTGTCTAATAATAATTTCGTGTTCATAATCGTACTTTATTTATAAATATGTTGTTTAATTAAAAAAGTTTTATTATTAAAAATAATGATTCGATAACTTTTTTACGGATATATTGTCCATAAAAACCTTACACTCACCCCATTTAACCCATATTCATCACTCAACCACTGAGTCAATATATCTTCAACATCAGTATCTATAAACCCAATCCCATTGGTAAAAAATGACCAAATATAATCCCAGTTAATAAAAACTAATTTAGTTTCATTGTTATAACCTATAATATTATCACCATTATCAAAACGATATATTATCCAATTAGGTTTTTGTTTATTACGAACAACTTCAAGGTCACTAAATAATTTCAAGAATTCATTGTAGTCATTGTTAAAACCTATTTTATATAATTTATCAAAACCACCCATTCTCTCAGCAACTTCTTCCCACCCACTTTTAAGAACATGTTTTTTTAATACATCACTCTTAGATAACTTTTCTTCTTTTAATATTCTTCTAATTAAATTCTTCATTTTTATAATTTATTAATCCTTAGATTGTAAACATCATCCAACACCAAATAACGTAATAATTGATGTAGACATAATCATATTCTTTATCGTAAACCATTATATTTTTTCCCTTTTCAAAACGATATAACATCCAATTAGGTCGTTCTTCACTCTGAACAACTTCAAGGTTGTTGAATAAGTTTAAGAATTCGTTATAATCATTATTGAACGCATGTTTATATAGGTTATCAAATCCACCAATTCTATCAGCAACTTCGTTCCACCCACTTTTAAGAACGTGTTTTTTTAGCACATCCTGTTTGGATAATTTCTCTTCTTTTAATATTCTTCTAATTAAATTCTTCATTTTTATAATTTATTAATCCTTAAATTGTAGACCTCACCCAACTCATGATGTTATTGAAGATGTAAACCCCTCGGGTGTAACCCCCCCTTAAATTGTAGACCTCATCCAACAAAATTAAACAAGGGTAGGATTTTATAATTTGGTGTAACCCCCCTTAAATTGTAGACCTCATCCAACGTAAAAATAAATTGTAAATCTCTTTTTATTAGGTGTAACCCCCCTTAAATTGTAGACCTCATCCAACCACTTCTTCATAATATCCTGAATTTCACTATGCTCAAGACCAATTCCATCCTCAAAAAATGACCAAATGAGTTGAAAATGGATGTGAACATATTCATTTTCTTTATTATAAATCATCATATTTTTACCCTTTTCAAAACGATATAACGTCCAATTAGGTTCTTCTTCACTCTGAACAACTTCAAGGTTATTGAATAGGTTTAAGAATTCGTTATAATCATTATTGAACGCATGTTTATATAATTTATCAAAACCACCCATTCTCTCAGCCACTTCTTCCCATCCATTTTTAAGAACATGTTTTTTTAACATATCCTGTTTGGATAATTTCTCTTCCTTAATAACACGTTTAACAATCCTGGTTATATCCGATTCCGTCAATTTAATCACTCGTTTCATATATTATAAATACCACTATATCGCATTAAATGTTTGTATTGATTTCTCAATTTTAGTCTCCAAATTTGATAACTTAGTCTTATCAAAAGAATCATATACATTTGCCGAAGTTCGATTTGGTGATAAATTTTCAATCCAGAATTTAGCAATCGACTTAGAATTTACTTCAACACCCCCCATTCTATCCTTCCATCTTATGGAAATAAACTCAATTAAAGAATAAGCATCCTTAAATTCGGCGTAAGGTAAAGTAGTTTTTTCATTCGTCAAACAAAAGAATTGTTGTTTAATATATGGTTTAATAGATCCACCCCAATTGGATGATAAGTCAATTCCCGCAAAATTATTCTCGTATGCCGTAAACCCAGTGTCTTTTCCTGATTCAATATATAATGTTGCAAAAATAACATATTTCAATTTACCATCATCATTAATTGGTATTATACTTAACGCTTGATTAATTATATCCTTAACTGACTTAAATGATAATTTTGAAGTTGACGGATCGGTTGTATTAAAAAACTTATCGTAAGGTGATTTCGCAGTACAATTTTCTGTTAGTTCTTTTCTACCTTCAGCATTTGCCACAATCTTATCTTTTTGTGAATTAACATTATTTTTAGAATCTTTTGTATCATTCTTTTTAGCCGCAACATTTTCTTTATTCTTTTTGATTATCGATTCTAACAAATTAGTTTTTAATACCTGTATATATTCATCCACTTTTGGCAAACTCGCCGTTGGTTGTCTAACACCGGTAACCGATGTCTCAAAGTTACCAGCTGTAATCACATGTTGTACAGATGTTATCATGTATGGACCACTAAACATTGGAACGTACCTTAAATTAAAATACATTGATGGTTGTATCATCGCATTCCCCAACATACTAAAACTAGTCGTATAACTTCTAATTTTATATAAATTATATAATGATACGTTTTGTGTAGCACCTCTTCTATTACCGGCTTGGTTTGCCATCTGAGTTATTAATTGTAACGACTCAGCGGTACTTAAACTATTGTTTTGATCCAATGATAACCTATAAAATATGGATTGGTTTTGGATACCTATATCAACATTGAATGCCGCAATTTTATTAGATGTTCCCCAGTCTTTTTTATCAACTTGATTTTCTATTATCGGACTACCACAATCCATCTCAAACGCATCATCATTCCTTTTTGTTAAGTCAGTATCAACCGCCAATTGTTCACTAACTTTATTCGCATATATACATAACAATTTAGGACTCGATTGTCGAGTATCAACATTCATAAACGTCCCAAATAAATTATTAGCAAAATCGGTAGTACCATCCGGTTTAGGTATTTGATTTTTTACAACGTCTTGTACATTATAAAAATTAACGTAAGATGGTAAGTTACTTATCGTAAAGTTATTCGTCCTAATTAATTCATCAACATAATAATACATGGATGACTGTGCATTAATATCGTATAATAAAGTTTTTAATTTATATATATCAACCAATATTTTGTCACCAATATCTCTACTAGCCCTATCAACTAATAATACATCCTCAAACAGTGTCTTAAACTTAAAATCACCACCAGCAATCCACTTATCATTCATCGCCTTAAATGATTCCCATAACTCCACCTTTGTTTGTTTACCTTCCAATTCCGTCGTGTTTGATGATAATGGCGTGTTTGATACATCAGGTAGATCTTTTTGTATTTTAATCATTAAATTATCAATAACCTTATCCATGAATGAATCATTTTTGGTTAAATAATTTTCCATATCAATAATAAATTGAACTCTTCCGTATGTTGAATTTTTACTCTTTTGTGTTGCGTAAATTCTTATTATTTGTTGTAGTTGAATAATATTATTCTCAGTAAATTCAACATCATTATCAATAAAAAAATCGGTTATATAAGATCCATTATCCGAATATTCTAATTCAGGTATTGTTGAATATCCTATATATGTTTCCAGTGCCTTCCATTGATTTGGATAATTTGTTTTTGATTGTAATAATGTAACTCCATTAGTTGATGAAGGTAACGCATCCGGTGAGTACGCCGAATATGACCTCCAATTAAACCCATCAACCATCGAATGCTGGGAAAATGGGTAAAATGTTCTTTTATTAAATCTAGACGGGTTCCCAAACTTAAAATAAACATCTTTATTAATAAAATTTTTAATTGACGATGTTACTCTTTCTAATTGAGTTGTCTGAACCCTCGTTAAAAAATCGGTAGATGTTTCACCAGTTATTTTCTGTAGTTTCATCATATCAACCATCAACATCTGGAAATTCCCTAACTTATGTTCATCATCTTTTGGGTCTAATACACTACTCGATTCATAATCATACATTGATTTGGAAAATAATAAAAATTCACCTTCAAAAGAATCTAATGTATTTTTATCAAAAACATTAAATAATTCCTCAATATCAGAATAAATATTACCGTTACCATTTAATGAATAATTCTCTTGTTCCGCCGAATTTACAATAATTCTTTTGAAGTATTGCTTAGGTGTTGGTTTCTCAACTCGACTATTATCATAATACCCATAATTAGGTGCCGACCAAAATAATCTAACCGAACCATTATACACCGAAGTATTACCAGACAATTCAATTTTTAATTTACCATCATTTGTTAAACATTCATTTTTTGATTGGTTAATAAATGACCCTTCAGATGGTAAAACAAATGTGGACGTATTATCCAATGAATTTACCGTCATTGTCCACGGAATAATTTTTAAGTCACGTTTAATATTTTTAGTATCAAACCCTTCATTCAAGTTAATAATTGCTCCCGGTATATAATTAAATGTTAAACCCGAAGATATCGAGTTAGTTATATCAGTACTAGTATAATCGGAAAATAATTCATATCCTTGATAAAAAACATTAAAATCATTAATAACCTTAGGGTAAAAACCTACATTCATTAAGGTGGTCGAATCAAGTCCAATTGTCGTATTCTTTTCTAAATAAAAATCAACTCCCCCACCATTAATTGTAATATTATAATTTTTTGTTTTTGCCGAAGTTATTGGATCATAATTTACCGCCGAGTCAAAATCCTTCCACACACCATCCAATATATCAACACCATCATTAATAAATTTCTTATAACGATGCCATATAGACCCATACTTTAATATAAATGAATATGGTAGTTTGTGTAACGCACCATATTTTTTAAGTGTTGACGCAATATAATCTAATTCGGTAGTACTACCATCATCGTTAAATGTTTTATATTTCTCTTTTAATGTTGCAATTGGTAATGAATTTAAGAATAAAAACGCAGCTTCAGTAAATGGATACGGGTTATAATTTCTAAAATTTTCAACCCCTTTTTGAATTGCATTTACGAAATAAGGCGTATTTAACATGGAAACACTCTGATCACTACTAACATTACCACTATAACTACTATACCTGATATTACCTTCAGTCACAAATTGGTCTTTATATTCTCTATTTACATAAAAATTTTTTAATGTTGCATCATTAATAGTCGGTTGTGTGACCTTTTTTGTCAAATCATGGGTAAAAGGTCTTTTAATGTTATCATTATCAGTCTCTAAAAAATTGGTAATAGTTTTTTTATTGGTGTTATATGTTATTACATTTGTTGTATTAAATACCGCATTTTCATTATTAACCAATTTACCATTAGCCATATTCATCTTATCCCACTCCAAATTAGTAAATGGGAATGTATCTATAAAATTAAAATTATTAGATGTTGAATTAAGGAATTTCACCATTTGTTCTTCACTACTAACACCCACCAATGGTTGTCCCTTTGTCGAATTAATTACACTAGGAGAAACAAACCCATTTTCATAATTTGTCGTTAAATTATTAATATATGATGTGTTATATATACCCCTAATAAAATTCTGCCAACTTAATCCAGTACCACCATTTGATATATTTCTTAATACATTAATAAAATTAACAGAATTAATACCGTACGATTTTATTTTCTTAATTAAGAATGGGTTATCAGTTGACAAACTATTTAATATATTTTCCTTTTCGCTTTCGGCAAATAAACCAACAATAGAATCTATAGAATTAGTAATATCCATAACCCTTGAAAATAGTGGGTAGTTCGAATGCAATAACACCCTTTCATATATTTCATAAAAGTATTTAACTTCCTCTTTATTCGAGAAAATATCGTTACTTATTGGATATTCGATTGCATCAAATGAGACTCTTCGAATATCGTTTAATAAATTCCCACCTTCAGATGGGACTTCAGGTTCAACATTCTTTTTAACCAACCCTTTAATAAACTCTTCCAAAAACTCAACCTCAGGCCAAACATCATATCGATAACCTTTTGTCGATGAAACATATTTGGGGTCACCAGGGTATGCAATTTCATATTTCTCGTGACCTTTTGACCCGTCCGTCTGTATAATATATTGAGGCCAAGGATATACTGGTGTATCATCGTTAGCACCTGAACTTATATTGTCTTGTCCAGCAACACCCGCAATCTTAGTTAAAATCGCGTTCTTCCTAATATTCTCGTCTCTAACATCCCACGCTTTAGTATGAACATCATCCATTAAACGTAGAAAAGCTTCACCACTAGCAAAAAACACAGCCAATACATTTCTAATTGTGGGAACAAAACCAATTCCATTATCCTTACTTTGTAATAAACTACTCAACGCTTCAGTCAATGACGATTGTATTGATAAACGATAATCATTTAATAACTTTTCCATTTTAGTTATTTCATCGTTGAATGACTTATCACCATCAAAAATGAAATAATCGGTCTTTAATATTGTTTTACCATTAATAACGATATCAGTGAAATTTAATAATCTCCTATTTTTTAATTCATTCTTAAATAATTCTAACTCTTCAGTGGTAGGTTCTTTTGCTATTTTCTTAACTGCTCGATACGTCTCTAAATAATCAATCTGAGATTCATCAATACTTCTATTATTAAAAGTTTTTAATGTTATTGGATTAGGTATTTCAGATGAAACCGGTTTATTATTAATAGTATATCCCCCACCTTTACCAAATGTTTTATTTGCCAATAACTTTTTCGCAAACCCATTTATAATGGAAGATAAACCTTCAATTGCCGATTGTCTTTTTTGTAAATCATCAATAATCGATTTCTTAAAGGTAAAAACTCGAGACTTATCATTTTTTAATACCAAAAAATACTCCATATCAATATTATCCGATCTCCACGATTGTACATTAGCATCAATCTTTTTTTGATAATCACTTAATATAGTACCATAAGTGTCAATATCATTTAATGGTTCTGAGTTTTCTTTAGTAAAAGAATCTAATATGTTTTTAACAAAATTATCAATTCGATCCCTCATTTGAATTAACGTTATCTCAGGAAAATCTTTAGGTAATAACCCCTTAGACTTATATTCATTATACATCTCCTTGATTTTTTGATAACCCAATTCAACAACACCATCGGTCACTTTAGATGTATTACCCCCCGTTGTTTTTGTTATTTTTAATCTTGAACTGTACATATGGGGAACCGCTAGTAACGCACCCATGGGCAATTCAGTCAATAATGTATATTTGTATGTATAGAATTTTAATGATATATTAAAATCACCAGTTGAATCTGAGTATCTTGAACTGAAGTTTTGTAACATCAATTTAAGTTTAACAGCCTTACCATAATATCCCTTTATTGTTAATTCAAACATTGGGTATGGTAAATTAAAAAACGCGGCATATGGTGAATTATTTCCAAGTTCAAACATTGACTTCCCTTGAACATCGGTTAAGTCCATGGTTATAACCGGAAGAAAATCCAATCCTTGGTTAATGGTAATATTGGTAATACCCAACAAACCATTGTTCACTATTTTATCCTTAACACCACCACTACCAATAAATTTTTTACCCTTATCGGTTAATTGTTGATTTTCACCTTTACCTTTTAATCCATTTTTACCAGTTAATTGATCAGTATATGAATTATCCATAAATTCTTTATTACCAGGATTCAAAAAATTAATCTCAGCAACCGTGATTGTCTCAACAGAAGTTTGACCGTCCCCACCTGCTAATAATTTAGTTCTTGGTAATACTTTACATTGTAGGTTAGCATACATGACCAAATTTTCATGTTTGATAACACGATCTTTAACCTTCCCCTCAGAATCAATAACTTTATTTGGATTAACTAACGTTATATTGTTACAATCAAACTCAACATATATATTTTCATTATTATCTACCATAATACAAAAAATGCGTTTTTAAGAGACTTTTATAGTCCTGTAAAGAAGCTACTAAAGGAAAAGGAATTGTCAACACTGAACCGTCACTAATATTCCATTCAACACCCCCAAACTTAGGGTTTGCTATTAATATTAACCAACCAAAATAAGGTGTCCCATAATATTGTTGTGAAACCTTGTCAAGTCTTGATTGACCAACCTTATAAATGTATTTCTTATCGGTGGTTTTTTGAGTTAGTGTAATATGCGGTACAATAGTCTGTTCACCATTAATAATGAAGTCACCATATCTATTATAATATTCTCTATATTCGTTCTTTTCCTTTAGGATACATCTGAGACTCAATACCTGACGTAAAATCCATATATGTTTTAGTTTTTTTATAATCTTCAAATATTTTTAAGGTATTTTCATATTCTTTAGTATAACGTTTAACCATATCATCACAAACATCATCAAATTTTCTTCTGAATTTCTTCGCATTTTTAATGGTCGTTAGATTCCCCGACACAACATCATTCTTAAATTGTTCCAACTTATTCGAATCCATAAAAATCTGATTCATTAACATATAGAATCTAGTATCACCATTATTTTCTAAATATTTAGGTTCATTATAAGTATAATTAGATTTATCATATCGTTCGATATCATAAATTTTATTATCAGTTAATGATTTATCGAATGACCTTAACACCCCAACAAATCCACCAATATCAGTTAACAATTCCATTTGTGTGTCCGTTGGAATTGGTGACTTATTACTTTTAGGACTAACCGGTGAACTACCTGTTATTGAATATAATTTAGGAGTTAACCCGTCAACAATTTTCCCATCAACACCCGATGATATAAAATTTAACTTATCAATTGTTGTTATTAATTTTTGTTCTTCTTCAACAATTGTCTGAATAATAGTTGTAATACCATTCGAGTATGACGAAGCATATTTTTTAACATATCTTTTAATGTTATCAGCTAAAGTTGTCAACGAATTATCATCGTTGGTAATATTTTTACTAAACATCCCCCCTATAATTGGATTATTTTCAGTTCCAACATCAATACGATTCAAATCAGTTGAAATAGTGTCAACTAACCCTTGAATTCTTTTTGTATAATCTTGATCTGGTTTACCATACAATGATGTTTGAGTATCCCCTGAACTATTTTTAATGAACCCATCCGTATAATCACGTTTATAGTTTAACAACAATAAAATACCATAATTATAATTTTTGGTTATCTTCTCAAGTTGATCGGTGATTGTCGTAATATATGATTTTGTTGAATCAATTAACCCATCCATTATCTTAATATAAGAAATCTCACCTTCCTCACCACCAGTTGTCGGTGTTGAACTTTTAATATCACCAATAGTGTTACCACCATCATTTGTCGACTGAATAACATTATTAACCGTATTTTTTTGACTAGAAACAATAGCATCAACAATTTCTTGATCTAATTTAGACGTATCTTCAGTAGCCGTTGCTCGTTCATCATATATTTCAGTGTTAGCATAATAGTTAAATGATAACGCATTTTGTAATTGTTCAACAGGTTCTTTTAACCCCATTCCCCCAATTATATTAAAACTTAATGTAACATTAACAAGCATTGGTTGAACACCAATCCCCTCAGGGTTTAAGTCCAAAGGTGCTTTATCATATGAAAATGATAATTGAGTTGGAACAATCTTGGTGTGATAAAAATCACCAATTCTTAATATTAATATTGGCGGTGCACCGAATGCCGTATTTATGGAATCCGTAACCTTTTGAACCCCAGTATTAATATCAACCACGGGAATTGTCTCACCAGGTCTTAAACATTGATTCAAGAATGTTAAACGAGCATTCAACCCCTCAGGTGTAATTGAGTGGAATGCCGGATTAAAATATTTCAAACTTGATTTTAATGAATCATAAGCCATTGGATCAGTATCCTTAACCAAATCAAAATAATCACATTCCGTTAATAAGTTTCTTAATATTTTTTTACTAATACCTTCTTTAATCTTTTTTTGAATATCAACCTTAGGTTTTGGTTTAGTGGGTTGTACTTTTATATATTCAGGTTGTTTTTGTTCAACCTTAGGTGGCGCTTCAGGTGGTTCAGGTGTTGCCGTTATTTTAAGACTCACCCTTCTACAGGCCATAGCATCAGTCGAATAAACCTGAGCCAATTTAGTTAAGTTTTTAATAGTTTGGTTAGGTGCCGTACGTTCATCGTATGATTTATTATTATACATTATATTGATATCATCCGTACATTCAATTCTATTACCACTAATATTTCCACCGCCAGTCGGTATAGTACCTGTTTCACCACTTGCAATTTCTCTGAATTCTATTTTCTTTTCATCAATGAATTTCTTTAACGTCTTACCGTTAATTTCAAAGTTGGTTAAAAATTTCTTAACCGAATCTATTCTACGTTTAGATAAGTTAACATTATATCCCTGAGACGCAATTGCCGATGCCGAACCCGATATCTCAATGACAATTTTATTCTTTTTAGTATCAACCGCATCATATAATTTAGGAATTAATTCCTCACTTAATTTTTTATAATTCGGTTCAATAATCTCACTAAAAAATTTGTCAACATTTTTATTGGCTTCTTTACTAAAAATAAGCCCATCAGCCTTTTGTTTATATTTAACCTTATTACCGTCACTAGTATACGACCCAATTAATTCATTAAAAGGTAAACTAGATGTAACAGATTGTGTTTTAGGGTTCGGATAATCATTCTCAAAATAAAACATTATATTTTCAAATTCAGTAAATGACACCGCTTCATTAGTTATAGTTGGGTTACTATTAGTATTATCAGCACCCTGACCACCAGTATTTGTGTTATCCACCGGCTTTTCCATCATTATACCCGCCAATTCTTGAGGAGTTAATTGAGGATTGTTTAATGTTTCTTGTATAGTATATAAATCATTAACACTCAACATATTGAATTTCTCCGCCAATTTGTAAATATCAAATTTAGTACAACCAGCAAAGAATGATCTTAATATTGAGTCGACTCTTGTATTATCACCATTTAGTTGCTTATCAATCAATAAATTAGTAACCGATGGGTTATCAACTAGTATAGTAAAACCTATTGACCCACTTCTACTAGTTTTAGAATAGGTATAAATTGGTTCAGGTCTCCCTAAAAATGTTGTTGGGTTCCAATCAGCAGTACTTGAATCATTAAACGTTAACCCATATGGAGGGAACCACATAATTCTACCCCCATTTGGACCCTTCTCACACACCGGCAATTCATCATACGTAAACCCCGGTTTACTTGAAGTTCTCCAAGCCAAATTCTCAATCGAGAACATATATTTTTTAACATTTTTACCACTAGCACTTTTTACTATGTTAGTTGATCCATCCCCTCTAATTGGTGCAATATTTAAGTTATACGTATTATCCAATACCGAATAACTGAATTGTCTACCTGATTTAGTTATACCATCCGTCTTTTGTAAATCACCATATGTAAAATAAGGTGTATCTTTTGTAAAAACCCTACAATATTCAATACCCGCCTCAGCACCCGTTGTATTATCACTATATGAAACAACTCTAGAACCCTTCGTCATTTCAGTATAACCATCGTGAAATACTTTACTTAATTGATTAATCGCATTACCAACATGTTGTAACTTATTAATACCTGTCGCACTATCCGCGGATTCAACCAATTTTTGAGTATTATCTAATATCGAATCTTTTCTAAAGTCATAATTAGTTGACTTATCACCATCTATATTGGTACTAATTATATTAAATTCGTCATCTTTAGAACCCTTTTCACCCCCCGGTTTTGCATGATAACCAGCGGCATTATTTGTCTTTTTTGACGACCATAAAAATCCACCATCAACCGAACCCCCTTCAATTAAAGGTTTCGCACCAAATCCGAATTTTAATTTATTTTCATTACCTTCAAATACAACACCTAACTTATCTGGCCCATAAACAGATATTATTGTTTGTTGACCATAATTATTAATTGGTAATACCCCCGAAGGTGAATCAATATATACAGGATCATTAGTTGAACTTCCCACATAATATCCACCAGCACCCCCACTACCATTCGGTGAAAATAAACTCTGTATACCACTGATAATTTGTTGACCGAAATCCTTATAATAATATGGTTGATACTTGTTATAATTTAACCCATAAAATAATGCGGATTTTTGTCCTGCACCTGTATTAGCCAAAAATATTTGTGACGGATTTCTTTTAAGGTTTAATATCGGACCTAGTAGACCACCAGTTAAATTATTAGCAACACTTAATGCTTTTGATGTTTGAGTGGAATATTGACCACCAACCGTATTTTCATTAAAATAATCACCCGGAATTGGTGACATTGGGAAATACCCACCATTCAACCCTAATCTAAAGTCAATAACTTTTAATGCCGGATTTTCAGGTACTGTTATTGCCCAATTAAGATTAATTAAATTCTTTTGACCACTTAAAATTAACCCAACATCAAATACATCAACCGGTACATTAACAAATGTTGTCTCCTTTTTGAGATTAATATTATATGTTTCAACAAATAATTTACCCAACTCTTTAACACCAATTTTCGCTAAATATGAATCTTGATTAATACCCGGTGTTTGATTAAAAAATACTTGATAAGGCGTATATTTAGTTGCAACAAAAGCCTTTTCATATGTTGTCTTAGGTGTATATGGTTGAATTAGGTATGGAGTCCCTACACTATATGTGTCGTATACCTCGTCAATATATCCATTAAGGTTTACTAATTGTTTTGGATTTTCTTTATTTAAGTTGTTATCCGAATCTTTAACCGCATAGTCAGACTGAATTGTTTCATAATTAATAGCACCGTTATAATTTGATAAATTATATGGTTGTAAATTTTTTACTATTAAATTCTTCCTAAACTTTTCAGATAAATCGAAGGTTAATTGACTTGGCATAGTATTTCTTTTTATTCTATAAATAGAACATAAGTCAATTTTCTTTAAGTTAAATTGTAGTTTGTGTTAACACTTTTTAGATTCTTATTCAATTCTTGAAGTATCTCCGTTCTATTTAGAACGTTCATGATTTCATTCTTGTTTAATTTAGGGTCGGCATTAATATTTAATGTTAATGTAACTTCATTGGATGTTTTAGTCTCGTTGAATGTTTTGTTCTTATTCCCATCTAAATTCGTACCCCCTATTACAATCTTATCCTGTTCTAACGGTTTCAATATAAAGTCTTTAACCGGAATTGTTGTATTTGTTGGTGACGTAACAGGTTCAATATTAGTTGGTGTTATAACACCCGCACCTTTTAATTGTTCGGTTAGAAAATTAATCATACCTGATAACCCTTCAGTTTTTAACATTTGTTGACCGGCCAAATCTAAGGTGTCTTTAAGTTTAAGACCCGCTTGAGACAAATCATTTAACATACCCATCTTATCCCCATCCGCTAATTTTTTGAATCCACTAATAACAAAATTTAATTGAGTATCCGCCAAATTTCTTAAATTCTTAGCACTTAACGCATCAACAGTACTTAATTCACCAACCGATTCGGCAACTTTTCTAGCACCACCAAGCATCGTTTCAGTACCTTTTTGACTACCAATCGCCCGTCCAGTTCTATCTTTAATACTATTAACTGCACTATGAATACTCCCCACTAATGTTAATTGACTTTTGGCAATATCTTCCATCGTCTTAGGTTGTTTCCCCTGTTCTTTGATAAGATAATCAATATCTGTTTGACTTAATTCAGTGGTTAACTTTTCCATAGATTTACCACCTTCATCCGTATAACGAACAACAAAACCAGTACCAGACTTATTCATTTCTGCCATATTGGCAATGAATTTTCGTTGTTCTTCATTGGCCATTTCCGGAAATTGGATACTTTTCATTTTCTTATCCAACTCTGAACTAGCCAACGCCATTTTAGATAAAGTCCCATTCACCAATCCCATAGACTTTTCAACTTCCATCAATTGACGTTTAGCACCCGGTAATATTTCAAAACTACCATCCTCCTTCATTCTAACGAATTGTTTGGACATCTGAGACATTTGATTCATCAACTCAGTAGGATTATTTTGTGACAAGTCCATTAATCTTAAAGGATCCAACAAATCGGATTGAGTTACCCCCAAACGTTGTAATGCTGCAGCCATTTCAATAGCCGAATCAGGTTCGAACGCCTTATCCATAAAAGTACCAATTTCACTGACGGTAATTCGCATATTAGCCGCCTGAGCTGCCATTTTAGCAAGACCCTGAACTCCGTTTTGAAAATTATATTTATTTAATAAACTAAGATTAGTTACAACATCGTTAGAGACCACTGACACATTTACACCAATACTATTCGCTTCACGAACAACCTTAAGCATTTGATCACTAATCTGATACGTTGAATATCCAATGTTCTTAAAGTTACCAACTAAACTACCCAGCTCAGTCCCAGTCACTTGGGTCGTTGCAAATAAATCTTTATAAGAATCTGAAGTTAATACAATGTTCCTATTAAGTGTACTACTAACATCTTGTTGGATTTTAACAATATTCTCCCACTCACCACCAATTAAAGTTACAGACTCATATGCGTCAGCAAAAGATTGTTTAATACTAAGAATGGATTCACGACCAACACCAAAGGTTTTTATAACCTCGGTCGCCCGATTATCCATATTAATTATCTCATTAGTTATTGATTTAACGTTAAAATTAGACCTTAATGCGTCAGTAAATTGTTTAACAATCATACCAATACTACTAGTCGATTGTTCCATCCTACTACTATTCTCGTCCAATAATCGCCTTATTTCTTCTTCAATACTTGCCATTGTAAACCATATATAACATAAATACCCCCTAGATATGTTTTACCAATCCTTGGGGGTATTTTCCTCAATAATTTTATTAATTAAATATTTTCGAACATACGTTGGAAAAGTTAAAAATTCAGAATATGATACACTTAAAAACTTCGCCAAAAAATAATATTCATCTAATAAGAATTGTATATAATTAGAAGAAAGGGCGAAAAAACTCCACCCCGAAGGTAATACTAAACTTTACCTTTTCTCCTGACGGGGCGATTGCGACTCTATCCAAGTCTAATGATGGTTGATTTTCATTTAAGAACGTTCTAATGTGTTTAGAATCCATAATCGGCATAGTCTCAACAAACTGAGATATCATCATTCTATCCTCACTACCATCAATTGACACAATTTGTTTATTTAATCTCCATGTGATTTTAGGAACAACCCTACCTTCAGGATATTTTGAAGCCATCTCATCTAACTCAAGTATCTCAGAATAAGTTAAAACCCTTAATTTAACAACTTTACCACTTTTAGGTAAAGTAGTTATAAAATGACCATTTTCATCAGGTTCATTTGTACCTTTTTTAACATCCAATTCCTCCAAAATTTCAGTATGTTCGAATCGTTGACCTGTAACAGGATCAGTTAATAACAATGTATACTCCGGACCAAAAGATGAATTTCTTAAAAACAATAATATCGTTTCAATATCACCCTCAATCATTTCTTCAGGTCTTAAATCATGTTCATATAATTTACTTCTAACCAATGATAATACAATATTATCACGACCAACTCTACCACCACTAGCTATTAAATTTTCGTCACTAGCCGTTAAATAACCAATTTTAACAGATTTCTTCTTTGACTTATAAAATTTACCACCAGATGGTAATATCACCACATCGTGGGGTAGATTAAAATTTTCGGTCGCAGCCTTTAACAATTCTTGTTCCATATATGTTTTTTATTAAAAAATAAATAAAAAACAAGTTTTATAAATAAAAAAATCCACATATTTCTATGCGGATTGATTAATATTAAAATATTTTTTTAGTAAATTTTAGGTTCTATTCTATGTAACGCCAAATCATTACTTTTAACTTCATAATCTTTGTTCTTAAAAACATAAACAACATTCATTTCCGGTATATAATACGCCAAATTATCTAAGTCTTTGTTATTTCTATAATCTTTTAACCTACTATATTGACCTTTAACCACCCAAACAATCTCACCAGTTTCATCGTCCACATTTTCAGTGACCGATTGAATATTCTTAATTTGATAAGTCTCCCCAGTATTTTCGTCAACAGCATCAATTGATGAATATCTATCCGCCTTAGCACCTTTTACTTGAGACGCACTAAAATTATTAGTGATTAATGACATAGCATCAATCTCAGACTTATCGGAATTTTGTATCGCTTTTCTTTGTAAATTAGTTAAATAAATTAAATCCTTAGATCCACCCTTAAAAAAATTAACCAACCATTTTTTAGGATCTGATTCACCACTATCCAAAAATAATTGAAACAATTTCTTCTTCCTATGTGGATTAGTGTCAAAAAAATTCAAGACCGACCAATCATCTTGATTTGAAAATGGATACATACCTCGTAACCCTTCAGTAAATTCTTCATTATCTTCTTGCCACACATATTGGTCTTTAGGAAACGCATCTTTAACACAATCCCTTATGAATTGAGAATTTTCAAACGGATTAGTGTTAAATTCTTGCTTAACCTTCTTAGTATACGCCTCGTTATCCCTAAACTTAGATTTTAATAAATCTTTACCATAGACAAATGTATACACATCATTTGGATTATTTTCATTCACCAAAACAATCTTATCGTTAAATTGGGGCTTAAATGGTAAACTAATATCCACAAACGTTATATAATTATCAGTCTCCTTCTTTTTTGAGAAGGTATGGGTTAAAGTTCTATTATTCTCAATGATTAAACCCATCATTGACTTGATTCTTGATATTTGTTCGGTTAAATTCATTTTTATTTTGTAAAAAAATAAGGT